AACGCCCGCACACTGGAGACTCTTATCTCCGAATCATCAATTCATCCTATTGCAATGTCTTTAGCCTCTCTAAAAGCAATTCAACCTTGGAAAAACTGCCCAGTAGCAACAACTTCTATAGAAATAGATTTTTTGTTGACTCCAGAAATATCTAATAGAGAAAACCCTATTCTTATTCCGATATCTTTAGCCAAATCCTATCTGGGTTGGCAAGAATTCTATGTTTCACCGATATATACGGAGAATAAGTGAGAATCAAAGCAGATGTCTTCCCAGCGGTGCTTACAATTGCTGACCCAGGGTCGCTAGAGAATATAAATGAACTACTTCCACGAGGTGGTGCGCCGAAAGGGTCTAGAAAGTTAGACAGATGTAGGATTGTTGTTACCGAGGAAAAGATTATGGTTGTTGTTGACGACCCTTCTGGCCCAAAACTTATCTTTAATGAAAATATAACCTTCCACTCCAAAGATGAGAAGGTTCATAGGGTAATTACTGAATCTGGAAAGATGATTGCTTTTAGAAAAGACGAAACCTGCGGATGTGGCTCACGCCTACGCAGTTGGAGTCCATATGGAAGCATTTTAATGTCACAAACAGAGGGAGAATGATGACAGCGCTAGAGTTTTTAATTATGGGATTGGCTACATACAGAATCACTAGGCTAATTATTCGTGATGAATTACTAGCAAGACCTCGTAATTTTTTCTGGAAGAAGTTTCCTCCCGAGAAGTCTTTACTAGGGTATCTCCTGACTTGCCCTTGGTGTATAAGCATTTGGGTCGCATTAGTTCTTCAGATATCTAGTATCATTAACCCAGAAGCCACGTATGCAGTAGAGATAATTTTTGCTCTATCTGCAATCGCTGGCCTGTTAACTGCACATGAAGAGCGGTAGCCCCTCATGTTCCGTGACAACGACGAGGAGTTAAATTAGTGAGCGTATTTAAGCGCAGCGAACCAAACAATGACTCTACTCCTGTCTCCGTGCCAAAAAAGAAATCTGCTCCTAAGAAAAAAACACAGTCGAAGCAGACAACTCGTTCTCGCACACAATCTAGAATTCCTCAAGCTGCTCCGATAATCAGTGGAGCCGCATCTGTATTCCTATCTCAATCAAATCAAGCGCAAGCAGTTCCATACAACCAACCTCGCTCTCTTACAGCAGCAGCGGTACAAGTAAAGTTAAATGATAAAGGCGAATCAGAGCAATTTAGAAATCGCCGCTCTGCTGCTTCAAGTGCATGGCAAGCAGAAGCATGGGAGTATTACGACGCAATTGGTGAAATCAAATACGCATTTAATCTTGTTGCATCAGTTGTATCACGAATCAGAATTTTTCCAGCAGTAATTGATGACCCGTCTCAAGCACCAACATCAGTACGCTCTTCAACAACTTTAGATAAACAACTGTCTGCTGCAGCAGAGCGAGCACTTTCTCGTCTTGATTCTGCATACGGTGGACAAGCTGGGCTCCTCCGAGATGCTGCACTCAACCTCTCAGTGGCTGGCGAATGTTATCTAGTGCAGATGCCAGAGCGTAAGGGCTCAGGTATTCCAGAATCTTGGGATATTCGTTCTGTAGATGAAGTAGTTATAGATGCTCGTGGTGGATACAACGTAGTAAGTCGCCGTGAGCAAGCAACTGGTGGCGGAAATACAGGACCAACAACTCATTTAGGTAACACCGCATTTGTTGGTCGCATCTGGCGTTCACATCCACGTTTCTCTGATGAATCAGACTCTTCAATACGTGGTCTTCTCGACCTTTGCGCAGAACTACTTCTTCTTAATAGAACATTCCGTGCGACTGCTCGCTCTCGCTTAAACGCTGGCGCACTTTATCTTCCAGATGGTTTATCAGTTGCTGCACAAGGCGACCCAGACTATCCGTATGAAGATGGAGATGGTCAAACAGATCCTGGCTTCACAGCAGAAGAAGCAGAAGACGAGTTTGAAGACCAACTCATTGATGCAATGACAACTCCGATTCGTGATGAAGAGTCTGCATCCGCTGTTGTTCCTCTTATTATTCGCGGACCTGCTGAACTTGGCGACAAGATTAAGCAATTCAAGTTCGAGCGTTCATTCGACCCAGCACTTGCTCAACGAGCAGACCGTGTTCTAGAGCGCATCCTTCAAGGACTAGATGTTCCTAAAGATGTTGTTACTGGCTTAGCAAATGTTAAGTACTCAAACGCTTTACAGATTGACGAAGGACTTTACAAGGCACACATCGAGCCTTTGATGCTTCTTATTGTTGATGCTTTAACAATTGTCTACTTGCGCCCATACTTAATTGCTCAAGGCTATGCCCCTGCAGATGTTGACCGCATTGTTGTTTGGTATGACCCATCAGCAGTTGCTACTCGCAATGACCGCGCAACGGATGCAGATTCAGGATTTGATCGTGGCGCAGTTTCTTATGAGACATGGCGTCGTGCTCACGGATTCTCAAACGCAGATGCTCCTACATCAAATGAAATCGCAATTCGTATGTTGTTTGAAAAGGGTGCAATCACCCCAGAACTTACAGAATCAATGCTTGCAACTGTTGCCCCAGAGATGATGGAAGCAGTTCGTAACGCACAGCAAGCAACCTCTGTTGCTCCGCTTCCAGCAGGGCTTGAAGACATTCTTAAGGGCGCTATAGCAACCCCTGAGACAGCAGCTCCAGCAGAGCCAGCCCCAGAAACAGAGCAGTAATGGCTGATATTAACGGCTGCCCTCCTGCTACACAGGACATTGCAATTAATCTTACTAATCGTAAGAAGGCAATTGATACTGCGATGTATGGACCGCTTAATCCTGCGGAACCAAACGAAGAATATTGGAACGCATTAGGCGCTGAGTGGAATGTAGATTCTGAGACTGCAAAGAAACAACGTTGCGGTAACTGCGCTGTATTTATTCAGACTCCAGAAATGCTTTCTTGTATTGAAACAGGTTTAACAGATAACGCAGATGAGTTCGATTCAATCAACGAGGCTGGCGAACTTGGCTACTGCGAAATCTTCGACTTCAAATGCGCATCAGCACGTACCTGCCGCGCTTGGGTTGCTGGCGGCCCAGTAACTGCTGCTGCAAATAAGAAAACAATTTCTCAGACCCCTGCTCCTAAGAAAGATAAAGTAAAAGGCTCTAGCAAAAATAAAAAAGGTTCAGCATCTGGAACTAGAAAAGTTGTATTTAGTAAGGCAACAGAGAACACCCTCTCTACCAAAGTCAAAGAACACAATGAAAAAGCACCAGAAGGTAGAAAAGCCTCTCTAGGAATGCTTAAGGCTGTATATCGCCGTGGCGCTGGAGCATTTTCTACATCTCACCGTCCTGGTATGAATCGCAACCAGTGGGCTATGGGCCGTGTTAACGCTTTCCTTAAACTTCTCAAATCAGGTAAGCCAACAAACTCTGCCTACACAACAGATAATGATTTGCTCCCAGCTAAACACCCTCGTTCAACAAAAAGAGATAACTCAATTACTGCCTCTGCTGGTTTAGTCCCAGAAGAGTCAGACCTAGCTAATGCTCTCGTCGAAATCGCTGAGAAGTATGGAAAGTTTAATGAAGATGCCACAGGAATTTGGGCAGGATATACACCCGCCGCAGAAAACGAATACAAAGGAATCGGAGTCAAGTGCTCTTCTTGCGTTCTATACATGGGTAATGGATCGTGCAGAATCATCGAACAAGAAGTCGAAGACGAAGGTAAATGTCGTTTTGCGGTTATCCCAGATGGGGTCGTTGATGTCGGAGTTCTCGAAGGCGAAAAACTCGGAAACAAAAACCGATTAACAGAAGATACTCTGCAGGAGTATCGCTTTGACCGAGAATTATCAATATCTCTAGGAAGCAAAGAAGACTATAATTCTCCAGAGGATGCCATCCTTGCTATGGCAGAATTTTCTGGAGCAGGGTATGAAGCAGAAGATGCAATTAGAGCATCTTGGCTTCGTGCAGTTCGTGCAGGTGGAGACCCGTTTAGAAGAGCATCGTTACTAGCACTACATGGAGAACTTAGTCTTGATGCAGATTTACTACCAAGTTCAGAAGAAGAAGAAGAGGATGACAACTAATGAGCCGTATTCGCCGCTTAAGCCAAGTAATTTCTGAAGAGGGTCGCCGTTCACTGGCATCTCAGCAGGCATCACGTATTCGCGACACCGCTTTTGGGATTGTCGACGAAGCAAACTTAAACGCATCTACGAGTCGTAAGATCACAAAGAAGGCTGCTTTCACAGTTGTACTTCGCTCACTTCAATCAACACGAGAGCTTCCATTCTCACTCCGTGAGCACATGGCTATCAAAGAACTTTCTCAATACATCACTCTTGCTCAAAGTGATAAGTCTAACTCTCTTACTCTTTCTAATACAGACCTTCTACCAGTCTCACACCCACGTTCTACCCGCAACCACGCAATGACTGCTTCTGCTCTCATGGAAGCTCGCGCACGCTGGGTTGCAGATGACCCTCGCATTGTTGATGGATACGCAAAAACAATTATTGCTTCTGCTCTTACATCCAAGTATGCATCTGTAGAACATGTTTACTACAACTCTATTCTTTCTAGCCTTCCTCAGGGAGTAGTTCCTGCAGAGGTTATTGTTGCTGCTAGTAATCCATTCTCAGGTGGAAACTCAAGTGCGGAGCGTTCACTTCGTGCTCGTTTGCAGCGTCGTGACCGTGAAGGTAAATTCGCATTTATGGGCGGAGGACTTAGCGCCCTTGTTCGTAAGAGCAATGGCAGAGTTTATAACCTTGTAGGCCGCCCAATTATTGATGGACCTAATGGCGATGACATTCAGATGGAACTTCCTGATGGAAAAATTGTAAACATCCCCGCATCAAAGGGTATGTTTATTAAAGCTGTTATTAATCCTACTCCAGATGGATACAGTAAAGATACTGCAAAGACAGCGACAACTAAGAGCATTATTAATGAAGAAGATTTATCTTATGTAGATGCACCTCAAGGATGGAAAAAAACTGGCCCTAACACTTGGATCTCCGAGGATGGTTGGAGCATTGAAAAAGGTAGAGATAAAAATGGCTTCTTCCAATACGAGATAAAAGATCCTTCTGGAAAAACAGCAGGGACTAGTAGCGGCAACTGGGAAGATGCTTTAGACAGTATTGCAGAAAAGAAAGAGGGAAAGAAAGCTGTTCTTCCTTCAGATAACAAAAACAACATTGTTCCAAAAAAGGCTCCTGTAGACATTGGTGGCAATGGGGAAGGGCCTAAGCCTCCAAAACCTTTCGAGTTTAAATACCCTGAAGGCGCAGTTAAAATTAAAATTGATGAGATATACGAACCTGAAGGTCGTAATGAGGAAGAAAGCTCAGACTATACAGATGACCCTGTAGAAATTGGCCAGAAGTTTGACCCTAGAGATTTAGTTCAGGCTTTAGAGCAAGGTGCTATTCCTCAAAATAAAGGAGAGAACGCTATTGGTTATGGTGTTCTTCGTTTTAATGGCGGCGATGAGTTTGTACCTGTACAAGCAATCTATAACGCACTTGATGAAGCAGGAGAAGATGCTGCTCTAGAACTTGCACGCATTTATGACAAGGCTTTAGGCGGTAATGGTAATGAGAACGCTCTTAAGGATAACCGTAAGGGTATAGCACGCCTTGATCAATCAAAGCCAGATGTTGCAGAATCATTTGAGCGCACTATTGCTATGAACCCAGATGAGGTTCCAGCAACTGAACTACCAAAGTTTAGTGAAGCAGAGATGAATGAATCTTCACTTCCTCCAGTTCTTGAGGGTTTATCAGATGCCGAGAAAACTCAACTTATGGAAACAGGAGATCACACTCCTTATCTTCCAGAGAACGAATCTATTGATATGCCAGAAGGCTACAACACTCTTGATCCAGCGCCTTTCTCTTCTTGGCGTGAAGTAACTGCTGATACACCTGATGCAGTTCTTCCAGAAGGCTTCAGTGATAATCCTGTATTCATTGCTAAGTCAGTTGGCAAAGATAAGCTAGAGACAGAACTTCGCCGTTCAATTGAACCAGACTCTGCAACACCAGGCTATGCAAACATCTCACTTGAAGATGAAGATGGCGAAGAGTTTGTTGCTAACGTTCCAGGAGAAGCAGTGCGTGATGCGCTTCAACTTCAAGGTGTAGATACAAACGCTCTCATTAAGAGCATTGCTGATGAAGGTTTTGCTGGTCAAGAAGATCAGATAATCATGGACCCACCTAAAGATGGTAAAAAGAAAGACTGGGTTCAGCAAGAGCCAGTTTTCAAGCGTGATAAAAATGGTAACTGGGTTGAGCAAGAACCAATCTTCAAGCGTGAAGAAATCATCATGGACCCACCAAAAGACGCGCCTGAGCAAGGCGACAAGTTTATTAAAAATGAAAATAATGGTTACATGGAGTACGACCTAGGCAACCGTTACGTTGTGTCCTACGGTAAAGATGAAGATGGAAACTGGTTTGCAGAGATGAACAGGTTCTCTCGTGATGGCGGCGTTGATTCAGAGAATAGTTTCCCTGCAGAGAGTGAAGCAGACGCTCGTGCAATGGCAGAGGGTCTTATAGACAGATACAACGACGCTCAAGAATGGGAAGCCAGCGACCAAATAATCATGGACCCACCTAAAGATGCGCCAGCAGGTGGTGGCAATGGCGGCGGTCCAAGTGATCTAGGTAAAAAAATCTATGAACGTCGCATTGCAACAGGCGAATCACTCGATGAGGTTGCAAAAGACCTTGGCCTTACTCGCCTAGAAGTTCGACGCTTAGAATCTCAATACGCACGTTCTCTTGAAAGTAAAAAATCTACTAGTGACTTTACAAATCTCACTCCAGACCAATTAGACAGAGTTAAATCTATCTTAGGAAATGACAAAGTCGGAGAGCAAGGCGGATTTGCGTTCATGCGTGATAGCTCTGGAGGCGTCGAAGTCTATAAAGGTGGATTTGAACCAGGTGACAAGCCTGTCGCTACTATATTAGAGGACGGTGGTATCGACTGGCCAACCGAAGCAGATTATGACGCTAACGCAGAGAGTCTACAAAAAGCTCTTGAAACTCCATCAAAAGATGGTGGTCAAAATATTAAAGATGTAGATAAAGCATTAGATTTCCTAGATAAGCACATGGATGATATGGGCACTACTGAAGATGCCGCGATGGGCATCTCTCAAGCGCAGGATCACCTTAAGGAAGCAAAGAAGGACCTTGAAGCAGGAGATATAAAGTCTGCTATTTCATCTCTTGAAGATGCGTTTAACTTAATGGACGGCCTAGAAAGCCCAGGTGAAGGCGTCTTCCCTAACGGTGAGAACTCCGCTGAAGCTGTAGACGTTGTAAATAAACTAATTACTCGTCTAGAAGAGATAGATGCTCCTAAAGGTTTAGATAAGCCTGAAAATAAAGAAGCAATTGCCGCATTTAATAGACAATATGTAAAAGATTTGCTAGATCAAGAAGAGGCACGAGCAGACGAGCTACAAGCAGAAGGCGAAGGCATGCCTCGCGGCGATGCGCAAGGAATTGCTGAAGCAGAGATGAAGCGCATGTATGGCAAGACTGCTGGTGAAGCTCTTGACGAACTTCCTCGCGATGAGGCACTAAGAGTTCTTAAAGAAAGACAAGACGAGTTTGATAAAGGTGTAGTACCAGATATTTCTGAACCACCTGCACAGTCAGATTATGTTTTTGCTGTTGATGTAAATAGTCCTACTCTTCAAGAAGACATTCAATCTGCAATTGACAAGGGTCAAAAAATTGCCTTTTCCTATAATGGAAAAGAAAGAGTTGTTCTTCCAAAGAGCATTTGGACTAACCCAAAGAACGGCAATGTAAACCTTCGTGCTATAGAAGATGGAACTGATGGAGGACTAAAGGTCTTTACATTGGATAAGATGGAAATGGCAAAGGGCGCTATGCCTTCACCTAACGCTCCACTTGTTAAACCAGAAGTCGATGATGAGGGTAATGTAGAAACTCTACCATCTGATGGAGA